CATGCACGAAGAGATCCACTACGTCTTCACAAAAACCCTAGCCCCCGGCCAGATATACCGGAGGGGCAACCACTGGTTCCGCGTGGTCCGTCGCCCCCTGCCAGGCGTCTACATCGTCCAGCCCTTCAAACCGTGGGGGCATCGGTAGGCGCACCACGACCATACTTGCTCTTGATATAGAACATCAACGCCTGGACCACCAGATGGCTCAGGCTAACACCCTCCCGGTCCGCGGCTTTCTGGGCAAGTGCCTTGAGTCGCGGATCAAACCGGCAGTGAAGGAATGCTGTTTTAACTTTGGGTGCGGTATTGGCCATAAGTGTTGACAGGTTTATAGAAAAGTGTGATGATGCTAACACGTTATCCAACGAGAGACACAACCAAATGAAACCAACCAAGAACCCATTCTTGGAAGCCCAAGAAGCGGCTATCAAGGCAGCCGGTGACGAGTTCAAGACCGTGTACAAGTTCCACTTTGCCGAGTACCTATCCACCCTCAAGCAGGGCGATTTATTCAGCGGGGACCAGGCCCACCAGTTCATCAAGACCCGACTGCCCAAGGAGAAAATGCCCGCCAGCAGTAACGTCTGGGGCGCCTCGTTCGGCGCATCGGTCAGGCCCCTCCTCAAGCACGGCATCCTCAGTGTGGATGGATACGCACCCTCACTCAACCAGCGGAATCACGGACATCCATACAAAGTTTACAAGAGGCAAATATGAGCAGACCCATTGATTTAGCAAAACCCAAGAACCGACACCTCAAACAGGAAGCCATGAACAAACGCGACGAGATGCGAACCACCAAGCAGACCATCCTGACTGAAGTCGTCCGCAGCGCAGAGTCACGCTATGGCAGGGCCTTCGCCGGCCAGATAGCCCTGGAACTCATCAAAGCCTTGGACCACAACGACGAGTGGTGGCACCGCCGCGAAGGATGGCATGTTTTATCCTGGCTTGAGTGGACCAACGAGCAGATGGACAAACTGGTAACCGACAAAGCCCACCAGCAGAAAGAAGAACCCGCTGGCGGATACCACAATATGTACGTGAAGGAATGACTGCCATGACTGACACATTTACACCCGAAGAAACCATGAGCTACCCGGAGCTAGCGCACAAAGACGAACCAGCCGATACCTACCAGGTGGGCGGCAACCACTACAAAGACATGGCAGTTGAACCTTGGACACTGATGGAAACCATCCTGACACGAGCAGAGTTCATCGGCTTTCTCAAAGGCAATGTCATAAAGTATTCAATGCGACAAGGCCGCAAAGACGGCAGCAACGACGGGGCGAAGGCCCTGCACTACCTGAAGAAACTCAAGGAGAAAACACAATGAAAACCTTAACCCTAGCAGCACTCGCCCTCCTCACTGGATGCGCCCATCGTCCGCCCGCTCCCATACCGGCAACCGACTGGTCCCAATACATCCCCGAGTTCCACTATCGACAGTCCACCCTGATGGCACGGACCGAAGCAGACAAATGCGTCGCCGCAGGCGACACCAGCGACATCTGCCAGGGCAAAGTCCGACTGGCCGAAAGCCATGAGGGATACGACAAAGCCGCGTGGCAGGCGAACGCCAGCTTCCAGCGGTGGATACACCACCCGGGATTCGGCAGAAGCGCAAGCGCAGCCTATGCAGACGTGGCCAGCACCAGCACCCGATCCACCCCCTCAGTATTTATCGAACCCAGAAGAGGAACCACCGTCACCCCCACCGGAGGCAATGGTGGATGGATGTCCACCCAGGGTGGGACATTCTGCTCGGGCGGCAACGGCGGATTTACGTGTTACTGAGGAGAGAATCATGAACAACACAAACATCGCAATCGCAAATATCGACATTCGCCAAGACGACCAAGGGCGGTTCTGTATAAATGACCTGCACCGTGCCTCGGGTGGAGAGGATAGACACTCTCCCCGTCGGTGGATACAACTGCAAGCGACCCAAGACTTAGTGGACGAGCTAGAGATAGACGGGATCCCGTCTATCTTCTCAAAGCAGGGCGTCGGAACTTTTGCTTGCCTTGAGCTGGTGTATGACTACGCCGCCTGGATCAGCCCGAAGTTCAAGGTTGAGGTGTACCGCACCTTCCATGCGGTGACCACTGGCAAAACGCCACAGGTGGAAACCAAGCAGGACCTGGCCTTGCCCGAACTGTTCACGGCAGGGGCACAAGCATTCAAGTTCTACAAACTCCTCGGCCTGGACAAGAACGCGTCAGCACTGGCAGCCAACAATGCCGTGCTTACGACGACAGGCGTTAACCTGTTAGCTATTGGCAAGCAGACCCACCTCATCTCCGAGTCTCAAGAGCACTGGTTCACACCCACCGAGTTGGGCAAAGAGATCGGAATGTCCGCAGTCAAGTTCAACAGAGAGCTACGCGACGCAGGACTCCAGGTGCGGGTGGGTGACACCTGGCAACCAACAGAGCAAGCCAGCGGGCTGTTCAGGGTATTCGACACGGGCAAAGCCAACGGCATCGGACTCCCTGTTACCCAGGTCAAGTGGTCCAGGAAGGTGATCGAAGAGGTTGAACTGTGAACGTATTAACGCTTGACATCGAAAGCTACTACGCACCCAGACATGACATCAAAAGCCTCGGGTTGATTCAGTACATCCAGCACCCGAACACAGAGATCATATCGCTAGCCTATGCCTACAACGGCGACCCGGTGAAGATGCTATGGGGAGAGCCCGCTATCCAAGAATGGGTGGATGCTCAAGACTGGGAGAACATCACGCTCCTCGCCCACAACACACAGTTCGACGGGTCTATCCTGGCCTGGAGATTCGGCGCGATACCCAAACGCTACCTTTGTTCACTGTCTATGGGTAAACCCATCACGGGGAAGACAGTCGGTGGCAGCCTCAAGGCAATGTCGGAGTATTTCAAGGTGGGCAAGAAGCTGGACCTCGAAGCGACCAACATGAAGGGGAAGCACCTCAAAGACCTTTCACAAGCGGAGCGTATCGCCCTCGAAACATACAACATTCGTGACGTTGAATTGTGCCGCAGGCTAGCACGAATCCTCATCAGGCAAACCGCGGACTCAGAACTGAAACTGATCGACCAGACCGTTCGCATGATGACCCAGCCCGTGCTGGAGGTGGATACGGACCTGCTGAAGAATGCCCTGGTTGAGGAGAAAACCCGCAAGAGGGAAGCCCTGGAACGGTTGGGCCGGGAGCTGGGGAGCCATGACGTGGCGGAAGTGAAGTCCATGTTGATGTCCAACATCAAATTCAGCGAGCTACTGGAAAGGCACGGAGTCCCGTTGCCCACCAAGATCAGCGCCTCTACCGGCAAAGAGACTTATGCCTTCGCCAAAACAGACGAGGCTTTTCTGGACCTGCAAAACCACCAAGATCCTGCCGTCGCACTGGCGGCACAGACCCGCCTTGGAACCAAGTCCACTATCGTGGAAACGCGCATCGAGACCTTCATCGAGGTGGCTGAATGCTGCAATGGCAAAATGCCCATAGTGCTGAATTACTTTGGTGCCCTAAATTCCGGTCGATTCAGTGGCGCGGGGGCGAGCATGAACCAGCAAAACCTATCCAGGGTAGACCCCAGTAACCCAAAGCCCAGCGACGTGCTGCGGCAGAGCATCCGGGCACCCATCGGGCACAAGATCGTCGTGTCGGATCTGTCCGGCATTGAAATGCGGGTGCTGCACTATTTGGCTAACGTCCCATCCACTATGGAGGCTTACGCGGCGGACCCACAAGCAGACCTCTACAAGATCTTCGCTGCCAGGATGTATCGGTGCGAGGTGAAAGAGGTAACCAAACCCCAGCGACAACTGGCCAAGGCCGCGCTATTGGGCCTCCAGTTCGGAGCGGCGGCACCAACCTTCCATCGGGTGGCTAAACTCCAAGGTGTGGATATGAGCCTCGAAGAGATTGCCAACGTCGTGGTGGAGTGGCGGGAGTTTTACTCCAGCATCGTCAACTTCTGGGGCGACTGTGGGAAAGCCATCAAAGCCATGGCCCGCGGCTCAGTAGGACGGGTGGATACTCGCGGGATCATCACTACGGATAAGGAAAAACTCATCCTTCCCGATGGAGTGGAACTGCGCTACCCGGAGCTGCGCCAGGAAGAGGACAAAGACACGGGCAAATCCAACTGGGTCTACGGGCATGGCCGGCTGAAGCAGAAGATATACAGCTCGAAGCTGGCGGAAAACATTACCCAGGCTGTCGCCCGTTTGTTCTTGACCAACGCCCTGCTGAAGATCGACGGACGACACCTTTGCCGGATGCACGTCCACGATGAGGTGATGGTCGTCACACCCGCCCACGAAGCCGCAGAAGCCTTAGAGTTCATGAACTCCGTCATGCGTGAGCCGCCACCCTGGTTCCCGGACATCGTCCTCTGGAGCGAAGGCGACATCGCCGACAGTTATGGCGCCGCCAAGTGAGAAATAGGTGTTGACATGACGTTGCTAAGAGCCTACCCTTTCGATCCATAGAGGCACTAGACCTCTTTCTAACACAGGCAAAGACGATGATACCCAATGACATAAAAGCGGTTGCTGACCAGCTCGTGCAACTGGAGAACATGGTCCCGCTGCTAAAAGAAGCCAGCGCCCAGATGGGGCTGATGCGGAAGAAGGTCAAGTTCCTCGAAGCCGGTGCGACGGACATCATGGGACCGGAGTTACCGAAGTCCCTGTCACCCATCGTGCCGCTGATCAACGCATACTACGAGGACCGGGAGGGCTGGTTCGAGTTCATCCGCTACCTCCGCGATACCGGACCCTGGCCGGATACCTCCATTACTTGGAAGAAACTCCAGGACCTCATGCGGACGGAGAACAGCAACGCTTGCCAGTACAGACGGAGAAACTATTCCAGCCTGGCCGCGGACCTCAAGGAAGCCAAGGAGGGCAAGTTTGAGAAGGGAGGACGCAGTGCCTATATGACTGCGCTCCAGAAGCTGTGGACCGCCCAGCTTGCACAGAAACAAAGTGTCGCCTGGGCCAATAGTGGCAAGAAGAACCTGCCCATGGACGAGCGCGTCGAAGTCAGTAACCAGTTTTGGAACAGCATCGAGGAACAGATAAATGCCGGAAAATACCCAGATCCCCGCGTGGTCATGGACGAGCTATAGCGCCTTCCAGACCTGCCCAAAAAGATACCAGCTCACCCGAGTGACCAAGGAAGTGAAGGAACCCGAGACCGACGTCCTGCGCTGGGGTAAGGAAGTCCACAAGGCCCTGGAGCTACGGGTCAAGGACGGCACACCACTCCCCGAAGGCATGACCCAGTGGGAGAAATACGCCCGATGGGCGATCAGTCTCAAGGACAAGGCCGAGGTGGTCACCGAGCAGCAAGTCGCGCTCGACAAGGATCTCAACCCGGTGGACTACTGGGACAAAAGCGCCTGGGTCCGTGGGGTGTTCGACTTGTCGGTAGTAGGCAAGGGCTTTGCGTCCATCCTCGATTACAAAACGGGCAAGATCCGCGACTCATCAGAACAGCTCAAGTTGTTCGCCGGGTTTGCCTTCGCCATGAACCCCAACATCCAGGAGGTGAAGACGATCTATATCTGGCTCAACCACATGAAGATGACGGGCGAGACCTACACCCGCGACCAGCTACAGAGTATCTGGACATCCTTCCAACCCACCGTTGACAGAATAACGCTTGCCTATGAGAACGACGACTGGCCTACCCGACCTTCTGGATTATGCCGTGCCCATTGCCCCATCCCCCGTGCACTGTGCCGCTATTCAGGCCGTGCGTGAAGCGTAGTCGTATCGACACCATCGTGCATAATTCTGCCGTTGACACATCAACACTAAATAAAAACAACATGCCAACATACTCACACTTTACGACAGGCGAACTTGCCCGCACACTCCTCTGCAAAGCGGAAGAGTTGTCAGACCTTGAACTTGAATTGCTTCAGCGCATTGAGGTCATCCAGGAAGCCACCTTTGAGATGGGCGCGTTCCGCCACAAGGAGCCGCCAGGAGACGACGAGCTGGAAGCCTTCCGAGACTACCACGACGAGATGATGAACTGGCTGGATGGCTAGTACGCCAGAAGGCAAGGTCAAAGCCGCGATCAGGAAGGAGCTCACCCAGCGTGGGATCTGGCATTACATCGCGGCGGCTGGCCCCTATTCTGTCCACGGCATACCGGATATAGTCTGTGTGTGGCACGGTCGTGCCCTGTATATCGAAGTGAAGGCGCCCGGCAAACGAGCCGGGACCACCGCCAACCAGAAGCGCATGTTGCGCCACATAGCCGATGCCGGCGGGATAGCCTGTGTCGTGGATTCAGTTGACCAACTATTGGAGATATTAAGTGAGGGTCCTGACCAAACCGCCCGCGATCCTTTTGACTTTGAAGGAGCCTGACAAGCTACTGTCAGTCCTGCCCACAGCGAAAGCCATCGAACACCAGGGACAGACGCTTGTGGCTGTCCCCCACCGACCCGACGAAACCAAGTTCCTACGGAACCTCGGGCTGAAAGTCCCCTCCCCCATCCTGACCCAGTATCAGTGGTCCGGTAGGCAATCACCGTTCCATGCTCAACGGGAAACTGCTGCCATGCTGGCCGTGGAACCGCGGGCATTCGTACTCAACTCGCTTGGCACGGGAAAGACCCTATCAGCATTGTGGTCCTTTGATTACCTCCGCAAACGCCGGATCGTGAAGAAGGCCTTGGTGGTCGCGCCGCTCTCCACACTGGAACGCGCTTGGGGCGATGAGATATTCACCCACTTCCCACACCTCAATTTCAAGGTCATCCACGGCAGCCGCCAGCGGCGCCTCGACCTGCTGGACGAAGAGGCGGACATCTACATCATCAACTTCGACGGGCTGAAGATTATCCAGGATGCCCTGGCGGACAGGGCGGACATCGACCTGCTGATCATAGATGAACTGGCCACCCTCCGAGGCAGCAAGACCGACCGCTGGAAAGCCGCCAACATCATCTGCAACAAGCAGTTCCCCAACCGCCGCGTTTGGGGCCTCACCGGGACACCGATACCCAATGCACCCACCGATGCCTACGGCCAGCTTAAGCTGATGCAAGTGCCCGGGATACCCCGGAGCTTCACCGCGTTTCGCGAAGCCACCATGCGGCAGATCACCCAGTTCAAGTGGATCGCCAAGGACGACGCCCTGGATACCGTCGCCAGATTCATGCAGCCCAGTGTCCGCTTCACCATGGATGACTGTCTGGATTTGCCCGAACAAGTCCACATCGCCCGTGACGCACCGCTTACCCCCGCCCAGAAGAAAGCCTACAAGGACATGCTGGAGAAACTGCGGGTCGAGCTGGAGTCCGGCGAGATTACTGCCGTCAACGAGGCGGCGAAGGCCAATAAGATCATGCAGATCTGTTGCGGATCTTCGTATGGAGCAGAGGGCGAAGTCCATACCATCGGCGCCGAGCCGCGCCTGGCCGTGGTGGAAGAACTGGTGGAAGAGTCAGAAGCCAAGGTCCTGGTATTCGTCCCGTTCCGATCTGCCGTGACCTATGTCACTGCCCACCTGGAGAAGGCAGGGTACAACTGCGCCCACATCACCGGCGAGACCAAAAAGTCCGAACGCGACGACATCTTCCAGCGGTTCCAATCAGGATCAGAGCTCCGTGTCATTGTCGCCATCCCCTCCTGCATGTCCCACGGGCTCACCCTCACCGCCGCCAGCACCATCATCTGGTACGGACCCATCACCAGCAACGAGATATTCGAGCAGGCCAATGGCCGAGTCAGGCGCCCAAGCCAGACCAAGCGCACCGTCATCGCCGAGATCAGTGGCAGCACCATCGAGGCACGCTACTATACCCGGCTGCGCGACAAGCAGGACACGCAAGGCACCCTGCTGGATATCATTAAACAGGGAGGCATATAGAAAAGGATTGACATACAGTAAGAAGGTGTTAACATGACTTCACATTAACGGAGGACACAGTGGACCTAGAAGAACTCGTCGGAAATTACATCGCCCTCCGCGACAAGCGGGCGGCACTCAAGAAGAAGTACACGGAAAAGGATGACGTGCTGAAAGCCGCGATGGAGTCCGCGGAAGCCATGGCCCTCAAGCAACTGGACGCAGTGGGCGCCAAATCCATCAGGACGGACGCAGGGACGGTATTCAAGGAAGAAAAGCGCAGCGTAACAACTGCTGACGCGTCAGTGTTCTTCGACTACGTTCGGGAGCATAACGCCTGGGACATGATCGAGAAGCGCCCGGCCAGGGCGACTGTACTAGAATGGGTGGATGAGCACGGCAGCCTTCCCCCAGGACTCAACCTTTACTCTGAACTCACCATCAAAATCAGGAGATCTTAATGAGCCAGCAAATCGTCCCGTTCGACTTCAAAACCAACGACGTGGTTGCCGGGGGCAGTTACTTCGCAGACAGCGCCAATGAGTTCGTCGGTGGCGTCTCGACCGGGTTCCCCAGTCTGTCCATCAAGGGCCGCGAGTTCGCCATCAACCGGAACGGGGAGGTGAAGACCATCCAGCGCAAGAGTGAAGACGGTGACATGGAGCCCGTTCGTTCCATCAATGTGGTCATCCTCAAGGGGAACCCGCACCTGTCCAAGGTCTACTACGAAGGCAAGTTTGAAGAAGGCGCCGATACCAAGCCGACCTGTTTCTCCAATGACGGACACGGGCCGGACCCGGACGCCACCAAGCCGCAATGCGACACCTGTGCCATGTGCCCACAGAACCAGTGGGGCAGCCGCATTACTGACTCGGGCAAGAAAGCCCGTGCCTGCTCCGATTCACGCCGCCTGGCCATTGCCGCGGTGGACACCCTGGATGACCCGATGCTACTCCGCGTTCCGGCGACATCCATCAAGACGCTGGCAGAATACGCCAAGCAGCTCAAGGTCCGCGGCAAGTCTCTCCCTGAAGTGCTGACCCGACTCAGCTTCACCCCGGGCGTTGCCTTCCCCTCGCTGGAGTTTGAACCCAAGGGTCTGCTAGGGGATGAGATCCTGGCGTCGGTAGCCGAAGTCCGCAGTGGAGACCTGGTTGCCCAGATCATCGGTATGGAAGATGCCCCGCGTCCTGCCGCACCCAAGCCGGCCCCGCTCCCGGTGATTGAGAAGGCCGAACCCAAACCCGTCCTGACCGCCGTGGTTGAAGACGATGAGGAAGATGACGCGGGTCTCGCCGCGGCCCAGGCGGCGCTCGAAGAAGCCAAGGCGAAAGCCAAAGCTGCCAAGGCGGCGAAGGTAAAGGCTGAACAGGCTGTTGTTGAAGAAGCCCCCGCTCCGGCGCCTGTTGCCCGGGCCAAGCCGAAACTGGAAGCGGTCGTTGAAGCAGATGATGACGGTCTGAAGAAATCCATTGCCGACGCACTGGGCGACGACTTCGACGATATCGATCTGTAATATCCCTCTCCCGAGGTCTTCCCAGCCGGTTCCGGTCAGAGCCCATTTCCCAATCGGCTATACCGGCATCCATTAACGCGTCAACGTCAGGGGCTACCATGTCAGACATCTTCAACTTTATCGCCAGTGTCCTGCCGGTCGAAGGGTATCCCGTTATTACCCACCGCAGCATTGACGACGAAGGGAAGGGCTGGTGGAAGAACAATGCCTTCACTGACATCCGTTCCGCCGCTGGCTGGGCCAAGTGGCTGGAGTCCAAGGGCGTTGACGTTTACTTCGCTTGCGCCACCTACCGTGACGTCGAAGTGATCGAAGGCAAGACCAACCGTTTCAAGGTCGACCGCACTCAGTCCAATGCCCACTCCATCGGAGCGTTCTGGGCAGACCTGGATATCAAACCCGAGGGCAACCACCACCGCACCGGAAAAGACGCCCTGCTGGCACTCGCTGCTGCCTGCAAATCACTTGGAATCCCCTTCCCCATGGTGGTCAAGTCCGGTCGTGGATTGCATCTCTACTGGCTACTCAGCCAGGCCGTCGCTCCCGCCGTATGGAAGCCGGTCGCATTGGCACTGGAGCGGGCACTACTCGCCCACGATGTTCTGATCGACAAGGGAGTCACACCCGATACCGCTCGCATCCTGCGCCCAGTGGGGACGATGTGGAAGAAGGAACAACCCCATCGCGAAGTGGCTATCTACCGTGGCATGGATGATGACGACCGACACAGCGCCGCGTGGTACCTCAACCGCCTGGCGGACCATACCGACCCGACTGACGCCACCCGATTCTTTACCGACACCGATGATGAGTTCATGGGCGGCATGTATCCCGCCGAGGATATCGACGCCGAGGTCGTTGCCAGCAAGTGCAACCAGCTCAAACTGTTCAAGGACTCTGAAGGCAATGTCGAGGAACCCCTGTGGTACGCCACCCTGGGGCTGTTGAAATTCTGTGCCGATGGCGAGGACGTGGCGCAAGCCTGGTCCGAAGGGCACCCAGATTACGATCCGGCCATCACGACATCCAAGATGGCTCAGTGGAACGTCGGGCCGACCACCTGTGCCCGGTTCAAGGAACTCAATTCAGAAGGCTGCGCCGGCTGCATCCACGCCGACAAGGTCAAGACGCCGCTCAGGCTGGGACGCACTGGTGCCGTCAGCGAGCCGGAACAGAAACACCCGAGTGACAGAATCCCCGGGTATGAGTGGTGCCCCAGCTCCGAACGGATGGTCGCTATCCGCAAGGGCGACGATGGCCAGACCCAACGGGAACCCTTCTGCAAGACGCGCTACTGGGTGCATAACTACATCCTGGCCAATGGCACCGCGGAGCTGGTGCTGCATTCTCAACACGAACGCTTCGAGCGCAAGGATGACATCGAAGAACATACCATCGATCTCAGCACCGTCGGCGGCGGCGGGCGGGAGCTTCACGCAAAACTGGCAGGTTATATGCTTACAGACACCAGCGGCAATCGCCAACTGGCGAGGAGCTATCTCCTCGACTACCAGGAATATCTCAAGCGCAGTGTGCGCGAGATCCAGACTTACCGGCAATTCGGGTGGATCAACCACAACGAGTTCCTGATGGGTGACCGGGTCGTCACCCCCACCGATGATTTTGAAGTGCGCCTCGGCGGCCAGGCCGCCAGCAAGACAGGTGTATTTGAAGCCGACAAACCAGCAGAGGAGTGGGTCCGTGTTGTCAACGATGTCTACAACCGCAAGAACGGAGAGCCATACCAAGCCGTCATCTGCGCCTCTCTGGGTTCCGCCCTCGTCCCTCTCCTCGGACTGGAGGAGTTCTCCGGTATACCTGTCGCAGTCACCTCCGATGAATCTGGATACGGCAAGACCACCGTCTGCTGCGTGGCCATGGCTGCCTGGGGCGCTGTGCGTCGTGGCCTTAATGTGCTTAGTGGTGATGAAGCGTCGCTGATATCCATGGAGTGGCAGCTCTCCATCTTCAATAACATGCCGGGGCTCTACGACGAGCAAACCCACCGCGATGGGCAGTTCACCTCCGGGATGCTGTACATGCAGAGTAACGGCACCGCCCGTGCTCGCGGCACCCCAGATGGCAAGCTGCGCGAGATGGCCCCATCGTGGAAGGGCACTAACTTTATTACCGGCAACCGGAACATTCTGTCCAAACTGTGTGAGTCGAAGGCCAATCCAGAAGCTGCCCAGATGCGTGTGTTCGAGATCAGTCTGGATACCTACCCCAAGCTGGACACTCTCCGGGATGCCCAGGCACTGAGCCAGAAACTGAATGAGGTCCGCTCGGGCTTCGGGGTCATCGGCGTGGCCTTCGTCCGTTACGTCATGGCCAATCGGGGCGAAGTGGTTCAGATGCTGCGAGACGCGCCGGGGCAATACTTCGCCGGGATGCACCACGACAAAGAGCGTTTCTATGTCAACAGCGCCACCTGCTCCCTGGTCGCCGGCAAGATCCTCAGAAAGCTGGGCTACGTCGAGTTCAACATCGAGCACCTGGCGCTGTGGATGAAGAATCACATCCTGCAACTGCGCGGCAATGTGGAAGAACTCCGCAACACGGCTGAAGATAACCTGAGCCGCTGCCTCACCGCGCTCTGCCAGCGCCTGCTGGTAACGGATTATATGGAGCGGGCAGACCAGGACCCGGTCATCCCATTACGCGGCGACATCGCCGGCAGGGTCGCCACCGTGGACAGGCGTTGTTATGTCACCCTGCAAGCCATCAACGAGTGGTGCATGAAGTCCGGCATCCAGTGGACTCGCTTCCGCGCCAGCCTGGCCAATGAGGGTCTGCTCTCTCCCGAGATGGTGGACATCAACAGCGGGCTGAACCAGCCGAGTATCCGTATCAACCTGGGTAAGGGCGTCAAGGGCTACACCACCGGCATGAGCCGCGTGGTCGCATTCAACTACGACCGACTAGCCCGCACCCTGTCTGAAATCACCATACCCGATAACGTCGTACCAATGAGAGGAACCCACAATGAAGGCGCTGAAGCTGCTGACTTACGAGGACCTGGCCGAGGTTCTGAATCTGCCCATTAGCACGGTGCGAACCTGGGGATCCCTTGAGCCGGACAAGCTGCCACCGAGAATGAAGCTGGGCCGTAACGTCCGCTTCCACCCAGACACCGTGGAGAACTGGATCAAAGCCAAGAACGCACAAGGACAAAGACTGTTTGGAGACAAAGCATGACACAAGCCACAGAACAAGCCGACTTCATGATCCGCTGCCACCAGTCAGTGGGGTCATTCAACTACAGGCAGGCCTATCTCTACGAGTCCCTGGTGGACGAGGAATATCGCGAGCTGAAGGCGGCAATGGCCGAGCTGCGGATGGCGCTCAAATACCCGGGTGCCCGCAACATTGCGGACCTGACAGCCGAAGTGGTCGATGCCCTGGTGGATATCCAGTATGTCTGTCTTGGCCTGGGCCATTCCCTCGGGGTCGATATGGATAAGTCGTGGGATGAAGTGCAGCGGTCCAACATGAGCAAGGTCTGCGACAAGACCGGCAAGGTCCAGAAGCACCCGGAAACCGGCAAGGTCCAGAAGCCCGTGACGTTCTCCCCACCCGATATGCTCAAGGTTGTCCGGGAGAGCTGGCGTGACGCGCCGTATTCGGAGTAAGCGTCCATTCGGTCGCTGGCATACACCCACACAGAGAGGTCTCCATGGAGAACAGAATACTCCCCACCACCCAAGGCCCCGAAACTGGAAAAGTCTACGGGCGCTGGACCGTCATTGGCGGTCTTCGCAAGCAGTCGACCCGACCGAAGGCTCCTAACCAGACGCTATGCCAATGCCAGTGCGGCACCAAACGCTGGGTGCAAACCACCGCATTACGCAACGGACGATCCACTTCTTGTGGGTGCAAGAGCAAAGAGATGCACAGCCGTGTCGTCCAGAGCAAAGGTTTTATGCCCAAACAATTCACCACGGAGGCAGCATGAACGACTATGACATGCGAGACTGCATTATCGAAGAGGTCCGGTTCCTCATGACGGGAGGCTACCGCACCCAGGAATTACCGAAAGTCGAGGCCGGTATTGCCCGGTTCTGGGACGCACAAGAGTGGTGGGCTGAAGCTATCCACCTGCGCCTGGATGATGTGATTACTGCCCTGGCAGCTTGAGTTATGACGACTGAAGGAATGATCCTGACCGTCGTCCTGCTGATTGTCGGGATGTGGTCACTGAAATGAGTTATGGGGCAGGCACGTTTTTTAACTCTTTTGGGAGACTGAGGTTCAATCGTGTACCGCCCCACCCTTTATGGCCGGGATTTTAGTAACACAAGTCCTGCGACACAGAGCCCCGTTAGTGAAGCTCCCCGGCCACCCTGCGCATCAGACCGCTTGTGAAGTATCACTGGAGCCTGACGCCAGCCAGAGCGATATCTGGCACCTTTTCAATGGCAACCGGCATCTATTTTTACACCGTTGGTGTGGAAGTCGATCAAAAATCCCCGGTTGCCACCCTTTATGTAAAAACTTTTAAGTTACATGGATAACGACAAGATTCTCGAACTCGCCCGCCGCCATACATCACCCATCGAGGGCGAGTTAGACGGCGGTACAGTCACTTACTGGGAGTTTTGGGAGGAAGAATTGCTGGCATTCGCGCAAGCCATCATCGAAGCAGAGCGAGACGCGCATGGAATCACGGTGCCCATCGCCGTCTGGGACAAACTCAAGGACGTGAACACCGTA